GAATTTAATAAACGTCTTTGTTGAGGTGTTAAACTTTGGAATGTTTGATTATATTGATTTTGAGAATGTTGAGCATTATAATTAGAATTTATTGAATCACCTAATGCTTTTCCAGTAAAATCTATTAATGGAGCAACCATTGAAGTAGTATTTCTATCAACTGGTAAATATTTGATATAACCATTTGCATTGGTAAAAAATTCTTTCGCATGTTGTGGGGAACGTTTCAAATATAAATATACACATAATCCTACAAATGCAATAAATGCCATTTTATAAAATTTTTGATATGATTTAATTTTTGCTAAAATCTTTCCTTCAAAATAAATATTTGCAAGAAAAATTAAAATAATTCCTCCAATAAATAATTCTAATTTCATAATTAATATATTATTATATTTATTAATTATGAAATCTAATATATTAATTTTTATTATTTTGAAAAATATAGAAAAATGATGAGAGAAACTAATAAAATAAGTGCTCCTCCATAAATATATTTATGTTTATTTGCTCTCTCTTCTCTCATTTTAACATCTTTAAGTTTATAATTTTGATAATATTTATCCATTGCTTCATAATATGTAAGTTCTGGTTTTCCTAGATAAATATTTATTTTATTATGTATAAAATGAACCCATTTTATCATACTCTCTCGTGAATCTAGGTAAGGCGTTACAGGATAACGGTCTAAAAATTGAGAGAAAGTATTACCAATATCTGGAACAGGAATAAATATTGGTAAATTTTGTATAAAATCATAATATTTTTTTTTAGAAACATCATTTGGATTTAAAGGATATGAGAGAGCCATAGTATATAAAAAAAACCAATAATGTGGTCCCCATATTTCAGGATTAAATATATTATTATTAGTCATTAAATATAAATAATATAAAAACAATTCAATTATTACATATAGCTTTAATTACATAATTATTTTACTAAAATGAATAATTTAAAGAAAACAACATTTTGTAATAATTGTGGAAAAATAGGACATTTATTTCATCAATGTAAGATACCCATAACAAGTATTGGAGTTATAATATTTAGAAAAATTAAAAATGATTATGAAGTTTTATTAATAAAAAGAAAAGATAGTTTATCATTTGTTGATTTTATGAGAGGAAAATATAATTTAGAAGATAAAAAATATATAATAAATACATTTGAAAAAATGACAATAAATGAGAGAAATAAAATATTAAACAGTGATTTTCATAATTTATGGAATTATTTATGGGGTGTTAAAATTGCAAATCAATACAAAAATGAAGAAAAAATTTCATATTTAAAATTTAATAAATTAAAAGAAGGTTATAAAATAAATGATGAGCTTATAAATTTAGAAAATATAATAAGTCAATGTAATAGTATTTATAATGAACCTGAATGGGGATTTCCAAAGGGTAGAAGAAATTATCAAGAAAAAGATATAATGTGTGCATTACGTGAATTTGAAGAAGAAACCGGATATAATAAAAATGATATTGCAATATTGAGCAATATTATACCTTTAGAAGAAATTTTTACAGGGTCTAATTATAAATCATATAAACACAAATATTTTTTGGGATTTATGAATAATAATAATATACCAACTTCTATATTTCAAACTTATGAAATAAGCAAAATAGAATGGGTAAATTTAAATAATGCAGATCATTATTTACGTGATTATAATATTGAAAAAAAAAATATATTAATTGAATTAAATAATTTATTAAAAACTAATAAACTATATATTTAATATATAGATGACAGATAAAATAATGTATCAAAATAATTATAATTCTTTTAATAATGAAATAGATAAATTACCAACAGATCAAAAAGAAGAGTCTAATCCAGAACAAAGTTCGGAACAAAGTTTAGAAGAAAGTTTGGAAAAAGGTTCAGAAGAAAGTTCACAGGAAGATTTAGAAGATAAAGAAGAAGATTCTCAAGAATCACCAGATAAAGAAGAAGATTCACAAGATGAAGAAGAAGATTCTCCAGATGAAGAAGAAGATTCTCAAGATTCACCAGATGAAGAAGAAGATTCACCAGATGAAGAAGAAGATTCACCAGATGAAGAAGAAGATTCACCAGATGAAGAAGAAGATTCACCAAATGAAGAAGAAAAAGAATTTTTTTTAGAAGATGAAGATTTTATTAAGTCAAAAAAAATTAAAAATATGGAATTGTATAATATATTTAAAAAAAATATTAATAATACTGATTTCGATGAATCAATATTAGAAACAACAAAAAATAATATTAAATCAAAAAAGGATTTACAATATTTTTTAAATTCAATAGAATTATTAAATAAAATAAATAGTAATAAAAATAGTGAAAAATATTATAAAAATTATGACTTTTTATATCCACATTTAGATGATGAATTATTAAATATTAAAATAACAAATTTACAAGAATTTAAAGAACATAAATATAATGTAAATATTGAAAAAATAAAATCAATAGAAGAAGAGGCAGAAAAATTATGTAATAGTGATTTTGAACTATTACCACATCAAATGTTTATTAAAAATTTTTTATCAAATTATACACCATATAATAGTTTATTTTTATATCATGGTTTAGGAACAGGAAAAACTTGTTCTGCAATAAGTATTGCTGAAGAAACACGCGAATTTTTAAAATTAAATGGTTTTAAAGAAAGAATTATAATTGTTGCTTCAAAAAGTGTTCAAACAAATTTTAAATTACAACTTTTTGATGAACGTAAATTAAAATTAGAAAATGGAAAATATAGTATTGATAATTGTGCGGGAAATAATTTTTTAAAAGATATAAATATGCTAAAATCAAGTATATCAAGAGAGAAGGTAATAAAAATTGTAGATAATGTTATAAATAGCTATTATTTATTTATGGGTTATATTGAATTTGCAAATTTAATAATTAAAAAATCAAATATTCAAGAAGTTAATTTTAAAAAATTAAATTCAAAAGAAAAAAATAATTTAATTAAAAATAAATTACAAAAATTTTTTGGTAATCGTTTAATTATAATAGATGAAATTCATAATATAAGAGAATCAAGTAGTGATGAATCCAGTAAATTAGTGGCAAAACAATTAACTAATTTAGTAAAAAATGTTTACAATATGAAATTAGTATTAATGTCTGCTACACCTATGTATAATGATTATAAAGAAATTGTTTATATTACTAATTTATTAAATTTAAATGATAAACGCAGTACAATAGAAATTAGTGATGTGTTTAATAAAGACGGAGATTTTATAGTTGATGAAAATAATAATGAAATAGGAAAAGAATTATTAAAACGTAAATTAAATGGCTATATTAGTTATGTTAAAGGTGATAATCCATTTACTTTTCCATATAGAATCTTACCAAATGATTATAATAAAGATAAATCAATAATGTCAATAGATTATCCGTTATATGATTTAAAAAATAATAGAATAAGTGATAAATTAAGATATTTTGATTTATATTTAAATAATATTGAAAGTTATCAAGAAAAAGTATATAATTATATATTGTATAAAACAAATTTTCAATCAGCAACATCATTTAAATATACCGAACTTCAAAAACCATTAATGGCATTAAATATTGTTTATCCAAATAAAATTTTAGAAAATAGTGTATTTAATGATTTTCCAAAAATATCTATAAATCCTGAAGATTTAATTGCAAAAAATGGATTAAATAGTATTTTAACAAGTGGTACAAGCAAAAGTAAATATAATTATCGTTTTTTAGATGAATCAAGTGAAAATATTTTTTTAAAAGAAAATATAGGAAAATATAGTTGTAAAATTAAAACTATACTGGAAAGTATTGAAAATTCTGAAGGTCTTGTTATAATTTATTCACAATTTATTGAATCTGGATTAATTCCAATGGCACTTTCTTTAGAATGTAATGGTTTCAAAAAATTTGGAAATAATTCTTTATTTGCTAGTCCACCTAGTAATATTAAACAACAATATAATTATATGATGATTACCGGGGATAAATTGTTAACAAATGATTTAAAAGGAGAATTAAAAGCAGTTACTGACACTAATAATATTGATGGAAATATTATTAAAGTTGTGTTATTATCTATGGCAGGTTCAGAAGGAATTGATTTTAAATTTATTAGACAAATTCATATTATGGAACCTTGGTATAATATAAATAGAATGGAACAAATTATTGGTAGAGGTGTTAGAAATTGTAGCCATAAAGATTTGGAACTTGCAAAAAGAAATACTAAAATTTTTATGCATTCATCACTATTAGAAAATAAAACTATTGAAACAGTAGATTTATTGTTATATAGAAAAGCAGAAATAAAAGCAATAGAAATTGGTAAAGTAACAAGATTGATGAAAGAAACTAGTGTTGATTGTATTTTAAATAGTGATTTGAAAAATTATAGTGCAAATATATTAGAAAAATATAATAAATCTAAAATTCAACAAATTTTATCAAATAATGAAATTATTGAATTTACTATTGGAGATAAACCACAAACAGCATTATGTGATTATATGGAAACATGTAACTATAATTGTAATAATGAAGAAGAATACATTGAAAGTGATGATGAAAATTTAAAAAATTATAATGAAACATTTTTAGAAACAAATAATAGTAATATAATTAATAAAATTAAACAACTATTTTTAGAAAAGTTCTTTTATTCAAAAAGTGAAATAATAAGTAATTTAAATTATGTGAAAAATTATAGTATATATTCTATTAATAATGCATTAACAGAATTAGTGGAAAATCCAAATTATACCATTAAAGACAAATATAATAAAATAGGAAAAATAATAAATATTGATCAATTATACATATTTCAACCAATAGAATTAGATTATAATAATACAGCTATGGATTCTAGAATAAAACCAATAAATTATAATAATGATAGTTTAATATTTAAAGTACAAGATTCTATTAAAAAACCAATTGATAAAAAAATGTATACTAACAAAAATATTAAAATAGTTGATAAATTAAGTGATTCAAATGATGATCTATATACTACACGCGAAGGTAATAACAATCCTATTTTTAAAAAATTGTACCAAGATTACATAAATATAATCTCAAATGATGCTAATTATTTAAAAGAAATAAAATCAAAACATTCACATATAAAGCTATTAATAGAAATTATAGACAAATTTAAAAAATTTAAATCTACAGATAATTTGTTTGATTTTTTGGAAAAAATTCAAATTGAAGTATCTAGTCAACCAAAAAAAATTAATATTAAAGAATTAAACAAAATAATAATACAAATTTTAATTGATAAGTTTAATTTTGAATCACATAAATCACTTATAGAATATGTTTTAAATGAAACTATTGAATTTCCATACAAAGAAGATTTAGAAAAAGAAATATTTTTAATTGTTAAAGAATATTATCTAGAAAATTTATTAAATAATGGATCTTTAAAAGCATTTATTTTTGACCCTTCAATAATTGATAAATCATATAAAGAAGATTTTACAAAAAATTATAAATATTCTTTATTTGTATTGGATAATTATAAACTAATTCCTGGAACTCCACTAAATTATAGTAAAGATTTTGTTGAAGTTATTAATTCTAGTAAAATGGATATTACTAAAAATAATAATATTTTAGGATATATTAAAATAAATGAAATAGATAGCGATGATAATACAAACTTTAATTATCAATTTAAAATAAAAGAATTAAAAAATCCTTCAATTAAAAATGGTAATTATAATTCGGGTAAAGTCTGTACTTCACATTCACAAGATGATTTAAAAAAAATAATTCAAGAATTAAATATAAAAACATTACCACCAAAAATACAAACTAAACATTTGTGTTTATTAATTGAAATAGTTTTAAGATTTTATAATAATACAAAAAAAAATGATTCAATGTGGTTTTTTAATTCAAGAAATTCTTTAATAAATAATTTTTAAATA